TGCATTTGTAAAAGGTAGAGCGCAATATTTAAAAGATTTAAAACATTTATTAAACAGATTAACCAAGAAATATGATTAAGCAATTACCAGATAAATACATAAGAAAAGCGATATTTAACGCAGTAAACAACATCGTAGTTGATACTTTAACTATTCCCGCTTATGATAGTAGGGTTTTTGGCAATACAATACCCAATCATTTTATATTAATGACAACGCAAACAAGTCAAGTAAATAAAATGACTAAATGCGGTGATGTTTGGGAAAGTTCTATATTAATAGATATTGTAACTACTTATGATGGAAGTGGTAACAAGGGTAATCGTTTATTAGCTGATAACATTTTAGACGCAGTTAGAAACGCTACTAATAACTTAGTGTTAGATGTTGCAAGTGGTTTAGTAGTACAAAAGCAAATACAAGATTTTCCGAATGATATTGTAACTATTACAGAGAATGAGAATATATTTAGAAAATTGATGAGAATAGAACTTACAATAAACTAACTATAACGTAAATTTATACTGTATTTTCATTTAATAAATTTTATTTATATTTGTATATTATAAACAATTAAATAAATTTTAAAATGAGTACATTTATAAAAGGAGATGCAGTAATTCTATCCATTTGGGATGGTACGGCATACGAACCAATCGGATGCTTAACATCTAACTCTTTATCTGTTACAAGAAATGTAATAGAAACACAAACCAAATGCGACCCAGGACAAATTATCCGTGTTGCTGGTTCTACAAGTTCTGAAATCTCTTTCGAAGCTAATTACATTAAGACAGATGCATCAAAGACTAATTTCGATGCTTTATTGAGTTTTATCAATTTAGCAAGTGGAACAACTCAAACTTGGAAAATGTCAACAGACCAAATTACTCCAGTTGCTTACTATGGCATTGCGGTTTTAGCTGATTTAGAAATATCTGCTGCTGCTGGTGATGAGTTTGCTACTTATAGTGGAACTTTACAAAATAGCGGTTTAATTTCTGAAATAGACCCTAACGTATAATATATGACAAATAAAATAAAATTAAATTTTGATGGAAAAGAATTAGGTTTCCATTTTGGACTTGGTTTTTTGGGTGAGTTATTAGATAATTTAGGGTTTTCAATTGATTCTTTACAGTCAAACATTGAGAAAAATCCTTTTAAAGTTATACCTCAATTAATGCATACATCTTACGCTTATAATTTAACAAGAGAAGGCAAAGAGGTAGATTTGAAACTTTATGATTTTATTGATTTGTTAGATAGTGTTGGCGGTGTAACTTCTGATAGTGTAAGTTTGTTTTTAACTGCTTTTACTAACAGTATGACAAAAGATGTACCTTTAGAAAAGAATAAAATACCCACATCGGGAAAGAAAAAAGCGAACCTAAAGAGATAGATTGGGCGAGTGATGTAATATCTTTTTCTTTGGGAGAATTAAAAACTCCGTCTTTGTCTTATGTTTACGATATGACGTGGGCGGAGTTTCTAATTAGACAACACGCATACCATAGAATGGAAAAAAACGAATGGTATAAAGTACGAGAAATGGCTTACGCATCGCTAATAGGTTCGCATATTGACCCAAAGAAATTACCTAAGTCTAAAGAAAAATTTATTCCTTTAGATAGTGAAAGTAGCAATGTAAAAACTATAAGCGATGAGGCTCGAAATGCTATATTAAAAGCGCAACAAGAATATAATAAGAAATAAAAATGGCTGAATTAAGCGTAGAAATATCCGCAAAAGTTGACAAACTACTTTCTGAGTTAAAGAAAGCAAAAGAGGGTTTAAATGGTATTGGTGTTGCTGCTGAGGGATTAGTAAGTAAGTTGAAAACAGTAGGTGAAAAAATGGGTAGAATAGGTAAGTCTATGACTACTTATTTAACACTTCCTTTAGCCGCTATTGCTGGTGCATCTATTAAAATGGCTTCTGATTTTACAGAAAGTTTAAACAAGGTAGACGTTGCGTTTAAAAGTTCATCAAAAGAGGTTCGAGAGTTTGCAAAAACAACCTTAGAAACTTTTGGTATTGCTGAGGGTACTGCTTTAGATATGGCTGCGTTGTTTGGTGATATGGCTACTTCTATGGGAGTTCCTACTAATAAAGCAGCTAATTTATCTACTGCAATGGTAGGTTTAGCGGGTGATTTATCTTCTTTTAAGAACATTAATATTTCAGAAGTTACAACGGCTTTAAATGGTGTTTTTACAGGTGAAACGGAATCTTTGAAAAGATTAGGTATTGTTATGACAGAAACTAATTTAAAGCAGTTTGCTTTAAGTCAAGGAATGTCTGATAATATTCAAGCAATGACCCAAGCGCAAAAAGTTCAATTGCGTTATGCTTACATTTTAGAAAACACTAAAAACGCACAAGGGGATTTTGCAAGAACAAGCGATGGTTCAGCCAATCAAATGCGTATTTTTACTGAATCGGTTAAAGAATTATCTGTTGCTTTTGGTGATATTTTACTTCCTTATTTCACAAAGGCAATAACTTATGTAAATGGTGTAGTAAAAGCCTTTACAAACTTATCCACAGCTACTAAGAAAATTATTGTAGTTGTTGCAAGTCTTGTTGCGGTTGTTGCTCCTTTGCTAATTGCTTTAGGATTTTTATCTACAACTATTATACCTGCTTTAATAACGGGATTTGGTATTTTGATTAGTCCAATAGGTTTAATAATTTCTGGAGTTGCTGCTTTGGTTGCTGCTTTTATGTTCTTTAATAGAACAACTGATGATGTAATAAAAAAACAAACTGTACTATCGAAAATAAATAACACCGCTGCAAAGTCCATTTCAAACGAAAAAGCAAAGTTAGCTGAATTACTATTTATTGCTAAAAATGAAAGCATACAGAAATCTGCAAGAATAAAAGCAATAAAAGAATTAAACGCTTTATCTCCAGAGTTTTTAGGTAATTTAACTTTAGAAAAAATAAACACAAATGAAGCAACTACTGCGGTAAACTTATACAATGATGCTTTATTAAAGACGGCTAAAACTAAGGCTGCACAAAGTAAATTGCAAGAATTATCTTCTAAAATAATTGATTTAGAATTACAAAAAGAAAAAGATTCCGTAGAAACTGCTAAAAAGAAATTATCAATTGAAAACGATGAAAACAATCTTATAAGTAGAAAAGGAAAGATAATAGATATCACAAAAAACAAAATAGAAGCAGTAAATACTCTTTATAGTTCAAGACAAATTTTAGCTGATAGAGAATTAGTAAAATTAAAAGACCAAGAGGGACAAATTTTAAAAATAATAGCAGCAAATAAAACTTTAAACGAAGTTGTTTCTACTGGTGGTGGTGGTGATGGTTTAAAAAAAGCAAAATCATTAGAGTTACCGAAATCGGTTAAATTTCCTACTTTAAATTTACAACAGTTTGATTTTTTACAAGAAAAAATATTAAAATTTAAAGACAATACGTTAGGAATACTTAGAACAATAGATTTTAGGGATGCACCTATACTAACATCTACTTTAAGTAAATTTGATGAAGATGCTTTAACTTTAAAAGCAAAACTATTAGAATTTAATGCTGGTGTAGGTGATATAATACAAAACTCTTTAGTGGGTACTTTTACAGGGTTAGGTAATGCTATTGGTGAAGCTTTAGCAACAGGAGGTAATGTTTTAAGCGCAATTGGTGGTTCTATTATACAAGGATTATCTAACTTTCTATCAGAAATGGGTGGAATGTTAGTTAAATACGGAACTTTAGCAATACTTAAAGGAAAATTAGATTTAGCAATTTTATCGGGTGGTCCAGTTGCAATTGGTGCGGGTTTAGCAGCGGTTGCCGTAGGTATTGCTTTAAGTGCTGCTGGTTCTGCTTTAGGTAATATGAGTTCTAAGGGTTCTAACGGCACAGGTTCTCAAAGAGGTCAAACGGGTTCAAGTAATTTCAGCGGTTCAAGTGGAGGTGGTAATTTTGGCGCATCAAATAATAGCGGTGGAACTGTTGTATTTAACATAGAAGGAACTAAATTAGTAGGAGTTTTATCAAACACACT